GTGAGCTTCTTGCGGGCAGCACTGTGAGTAGCAGGCTCTCTGCGGGTCAGAACCTTTACTCAACCAACGGCTGGTATCGCCTCTCAATGGCGGTAAACGGCAACCTGTCGATCACCAGTAAGGGCAACGTCGTTGTTTGGCAGACCGACACAGCTGGCTCTGGTGCGACCTACGCACAATTTCAAGCAGACGGCAACCTCGTTTTGTATGACAACAGCGGCGGCGTTAAGTGGCAGTCAAATACCGGTTCGTACAACGTCAATGCCGGTAAACGACTTGTATTGCAACCTGACGGCAACTTAGTAATTTATGGCGTTGGTGGAGCGACTTCAACCGTTACTGTTCCAGCCTCCAATTTTCCAGTTGGAACGGGCCAAATCTACGTAGGCGCTGGTGACGGCAGCCGACTGTATAAAGGACAATCTCTCTATTCCACCAATGGCTGGTATCGACTATCAATGCAAACTGACGGCAATCTTGTCATCACCGACAAGGCGGGTGTCGTCACATGGAACAGCGGCACGTATGGCACTGCCGCACATTTTGCTGCTTTTCAACCAGATGGCAATCTCGTTTTATACCAAGCCGATGGCATTACTCCGGTTTGGTGGACAAACAAAGGACAGTACCCCCAAAACATAGGTTATGTTTGGCGCCTTGATAATAGTGGTGAATTTGCACTATTTGATATCTACAATGCACCGCTTTGGCGTAGTTACACCGGCAAACAATCTGAGCCAACAATCACGATCACAAACGAAACGTGGAACACGCCACTGTGGAGCACAGCCACCGGATCTTCTGCTGAACCTTCTTTCCCCGTCTATTCAACCTCTACGCTATCTATCGGTAACACAGGTACGCTAACTATCTCTACAGACGGCACAACTCGATGGTCTAACGGTTATACAAATAGTTCAGAACCGGGAATTAAGCAAGAAACTGGTGACAACCGTGCACACGCATTTTTCTGGGAGATATTCGGTAGTGCTGTTGCCCAAGCAGGACAAACTAAAACCGTCACTCGAACGCTTGTATTTGGCTCAAGATCTTTAACTGTCAGTTTTACTGGCGTCGCTAACGTCAACCTGCCAGCTGGCCATTACAGCAATCAGAATAAATCTTGGTCACTTACCAGTGAAACGTATCTTTCAAGCATTGGTCGCTGGTATTTGGATGAATTTGTTGATGCTTTTATTACTCTGTCAACAGCCAACCCGTTTCGTGTCCATCCTTTAGGTACGATGAGTTCTGTTGGGCGCCAGTACAGGGTGCTAGGCGTGCTGAGTTCTAATGGAACGCTGCGCCTGCAAAACGACGGCAACTTTGTGCTGTTCGACGTAAACAATAACCCGGTTTGGAACTCAGGGTATTTCACAGCAGTGGAGCCCAAAATTCCAGGGGATGGCAGCGACTTTGTGGACGTATGTGGCAAGCGACTAAGTAGCTGCCGTTTGCGCTTTGGTGATCAGGCAGATCTACCATTTGGCAGCTTCCCTGGCGTGGGGCAGTATTTCGCATGACCTGGCGCGACACTGCTACGAAGCATCTGGCAGCTGACGTGACGCGTGAGATGTGTGGCTTAGTAGTCGTCGTCAAGGGCCGTAAGCGTTACTGGCCCTGCCGCAATCTCGCCACTGATCAGCAGTTCTTTATGCTTGACCCCTTGGACTGGGCGGCCGCTGAAGATGCAGGCGAGATCACTGCCGTGGTGCACAGCCATCCGTTCAGCAATCCACAGCCCAGCCAAGCTGATCTGATTGCGTGCGAACGCAGCGGCTTGCCTTGGCACATTTACAGCCCTCACTTACAGCAGTGGAACGAGGTGCGACCTAGCGGGTACAAAGCACCCCTGATTGGCCGAGAGTGGGTTTGGGCTGTGTCTGACTGCTGGACCTTGGCACGCGATTGGTACGCAGAAGAGTGGCAGTTAGATCTGCGCGACTGGGAGCGACCTATTTCGATGATTGAGTTCAATGCTCGCCCGACATTTGATGATTGTTGGGAACAAACGGGTTTTATCGAAGTTTCGCTCGACAAGTTGCAGCGCGGCGACTTGGTGTTGATGGCGCTGGAGAACAGCAAACTGAATCACTGCGGCGTTTACTTGGGCGATCAGATGTTGCTGCACCACATCCGCGGACGCCTGAGCAGTCGGGACGTTTACGGCGGCTATTATCTGAAAAGCACTGGCCGTGCCCTACGCCACAGCAGCAGGATGGAGTGAGAGATGCTGCGCACCATTCGGATCTACGGCAGTCTCGCCAAATTCCTTAAGCGTCGATCATTTAAGGCGGATGTTGCTACGGCTGCCGAAGCCGTCAAGTTTTTACTGGCCAACTTTCCTCAGCTGGAGCGTCACATGGCTGAGCAGCATTACGAAGTGAAGGTTGGCGACCATCCGTTGATGTTGGGAGAGGACCCCGGCGAGCTTCACCTCCCAACCGGCAAGCGCGAAGCAATCTCAATCATTCCAGTGGTGGCTGGTGCTGGTGCAACAGGAAAAATCATCGCTGGCGTCGCCCTAGTTGCTTTATCACTGCTCTTTGCCCCTGGTGCAGCGCTGGCTGGCGGCCTCTTCACGCTTGGATCTCAAGCAGTATCCATTGGCGTCGGCATTGGCGTTAGCTTGGCACTTGGTGGCGTTGCTCAGCTTCTGACGCCAACTCCGCAGTTGCAGCTAAAAACAAAAGGGCAAGACAGCGACGCAGATCCGCGCAAGTCCTACAGCTTTAGTGGGATTCAGAATGTTTCAAGACAGGGCTTGCCGGTGCCCATTGTTTACGGTGAAACTATGGTTGGCAGCATCGTGATTTCGGCCGGTGTGAGCACGGAGCAGGTGGCGTAATGAAGGCTATCCGTGGTGCTGGTGGCGGTGGCGGCAAAGGCGGCGGCGGTAGCAATCGTAGTCAAGGTAGCTACACGCCGTTTGTCGGACCAGACAACCTTGAGTCAGTCCAGTTCGCTGAAGTTATTGATTTACTATCTGAAGGCGAGATCGAAGGTTTCCCAAGCGCTGCCGGGCTTACCCGTGGCACTGAAGCGTATAACATTGCTGCACTTAAAGATATTTACTTAGATAACACTCCAGTTTTACGCGCTGGGGCAGATCCAAATGCGCCACAACCTAGTGACTACAACTTTCAAAATTTAACTGTATACACACGATACGGCACGCAAGACCAAGAATTTATACCCCTATCACGCACGCTGCAGTCTGAATACGGAGTAGGTGTCAAAGTCGAAAAAGACATACCGGTTACCCGCACAATTAGCACCGCAGGAGTCAACGGTGTTCGGGTAACTCTCTCTACGCCTCAGCTACAAGAGTTTTCAGATAAAAACGATATCTCCGGTAATACTATTCAATTTGGTATTGAACTTTCTTACAACGGCGGACCATTTATCCGAGTAATTACAGAGACGTTTACAGGTCGTACCACGGACCTATATCAGCGCGAATTTCGCGTGGACTTTACCGGTTCTCTACCGGTTGATGTAAGGGTTGTACGCATCACTCCTGACTACACAACAAACAATAAAGTCGGTGACTTGTATTGGTCTTCCTACACAGAAATTAGTTATGCAAGGCTGCGCTACCCAAACAGCGCACTGGTTGGTCTGCGTGTTGACGCAAGGCAATTCAGCAATATCCCTGCCCGCTCGTATCGAATCCGTGGCATCAAAGTTCGCATCCCAAGCAATGCCACCGTTAATAGCACAACAGGCCAGCTGAGCTACGCAGGAATCTGGAACGGCACATTTGCACAGGCGCAATGGACGACTGATCCTGCGTGGTGCTTATACGATTTGCTCACATCTAAACGCTACGGGACCGGAAATCACATTGATGCCAGCAAATTAGATAAGTGGGATTTCTACGCAGCCAGCCAATATTGCGGTCAAAACGTCATCAACGGCTTTGGTGGTACTGAACCTAGATTTAGTTGTAACGTCAATATTCAGACATTAGATGAAGCATATAACGTCATCAATCAACTGGCATCTGTATTTCGGGCAATGCCCTACTGGAGCGCAGGGGCGATTGCTCTGACGCAAGACAAGCCACAAGATTCTGCCTATTTGTTTAATCAAAGTAACGTAACCGAGGAAGGTTTTGCCTACTCAGGCAGCGCTCTAAAGACGCGCCATACTGTTGCGATTGTTAAATACTTTGACCTCAATATTCGTGACACATCGTTTGAAGTAGTTGAAAACCAAGAAGCTATCGCTCGTTACGGCATTGTTAAGGCTGAAATTGACGCTTTTGCCTGCACCAGTCGAGGTCAAGCTCGCCGGCTTGGTGAGTGGTTGCTCTATAGCGAGCAGTATGAAACTGAGACGGTCAGTTTTGCCGCAAGCCTTGAGGCTGGCATGGTTGTGCGTCCTGGGCAAATTATCGAGATAGCAGATCCAGTGCGATCCGGCGAACGCACTGGTGGACGCGTAATGGAAGCGACCTCCACAACGGTGACTGTAGACAGCTTGGAATCAATCAGATTCACAGGTGCTGCGCCAACGCTTTCGGTTGTTCTGCCCGATGGCTCAGTCGAGACCAAGGCTCTTATCAATCGCACTGATAACGTCTTTACGACTGACGCGCCGTTTAGTCAGACCCCACGGCCAGGCACGGTATGGATCTACCAAGACAGCGGAATCCAAACGCAACTGTTCCGCGTGCTGTCAGTTCAAGAACAAGATGACGTCACATACGCAATCACCGCGCTAGCGCATAACCCCAGCAAATACGATTTCATCGAGCGCGATGTTCCACTGGCTACTAGGGACATCAGCAACCTGAATGAGCCGCCTGCACCGCCAAGCGAGCTAAAGGGCACTGAGCTTTTGTATGAAAGCAACGGCCAAGTTCTATCCAAGATCATCGTCAGCTGGAGGCCAGTCTCAACTGCGGCTAGCTACCGCGTCCGGTATCGCTTTGCTGATGGCAACTGGGTAAGTGCTGACACCACCGCTCCAGATTATGAAATTACAAATAGCAGCGTCGGACGCTACTCGATTGAAGTGCTTTCTCTGTCGGCAGCACTGAAGGCATCAAGCCCAACGCCGTTGACTTTTGATGCCATCGGCAAGACGGCACCGCCGGCGACGATACCAGATCTATTCATTGCGCCAATCGAC